CTCCCACAGTCCTTGCACGGCTTCTTACTCGTCGCCATCAAGGAATCCGTTCTTGTAGAGCGTCACAAACAGCGACACTCCGATCAGGATTCCGAGAATGAACGCGACAGCCACGATCGTAGTGTCAACCATCAGTGATCGTAGCAAGGGTAAGGCTTGCCGCAGTGGCACCAGCCGTTACTCGTGGTTTCCATTACTGCTCCTTGTTGTGACGGTAGCACTTCGACTTGGACCTGTGACCGCAGATGCATGCGGGTACGATCTCGTACGGCTCACGCTCGATGGCCACTTCGATCTGCCCTGTCAGTTCATCTTCACTGACATCAGAATCAGCCCGATAAAAATCCCAAGCATCACGAGGAGTGCGGAATATCGGTACAACCATGTACCGCCCTTTACCTTTGCCGGTTCGTGTGTCCCAGGCAAGTCGTCCCCCTGCCTCGTGAGCCGCTGTGCTGGCTTCTGCGGCTTTGCGGAACTTCTCGTCATCGGAGAGTACCCCCCGGGCCCCGTAGGGCCCGAGAGCTACCGTGTGGAGCGTTTCAGAGCCATCGTAGCGGATCTGTCCGACGATCAGAAGCCGTCGAGTCGTAGCCTGATGATCCTCTACGAGTTCGATGATCTCCTCGCAGTCGGCGTACAGATCCGAGAGGTCTCGGGACTGCTCATCGGTACGATCAAACAGCTTGATCTTCTCGTACTCCGCCGTCTTCGGATCGATCACCGCAGCGATCTGCTTGACCAGCTTGACGCTAGCCATCAAGTTCCTGGAGGAGCTTGTACGCCTCGGCCTCCTCGGCCGAGTTGCCGGTGCAGTAGCCTTGCGCCCGATCGGTCAGGGCTGCCTTGATGATCTCGAACTCCTTGTTACTTATCGTCAGCTTGACGATATCCACTCGCTCGACATCAGCCATTGATCCCACCCTCCTCGATCCACTCCGCGAGCTGGCCGTAGGCGTAACTGGAAGACTCCAGGAACACTCCGGACTCGCCCTCCGTCAGGCCCAGGATCTCCGCACCGGCAGTCTTGTAGTTGTAGTGGGTGCCGTGAGCCTTGTACAGCAGGAGTTCGAGAGGCTGGTTCGGGTCGAGACCCTTATCGATGGCGTTGAAGTAAATCGCCCAGCCAGCCATGCATCGAGTCGTGCCGCACTCGTCGGCCCGTACCTCGATGTCGTGGTCATCGGTCTCGGGGTTGAAGAACTCTATCGTAGTGTCAGGGTCAAGGTAACCCTCCTTGATCTCCTCGATGTAGCTCCCCTCCGGAGTCTCCCAGGTGCCCATATCGAACCGCTCGGGAGTGTTGTCCCAGACAGCCTTGATGCGCTTCATCATCTCGATGTTCTTCACCTGTCCAGCTCCTCAATGTTCCAGTCGGTTGCGTAGATGTTCTTGTGAAGCACGTTCACCAGCTCGTTCCACACGGAATCAAACTGTTCCCGATCCATCTCGGGAAGCTGGATCTTGATCTCATGCATCGGCCTTGGTCCAATCTATCTTCTCCGACTCGGGCACCTTCGGCCCGTCACGGAATACGAGGGGATTCTCTTCCTCGTGAGGATCCTCAATCAGACAGATCGAGGGATCCGCGTACATCTCGAAGTACCGTCCAGCCGTGGGATCCTGAGGACCGAAGCGGTTCTTCACGATAGCAACCAGCAGCTTGTTCATAGCCGCATCACCCCACAGCGTGAGGATCAGGGTCGGAAGCTGGTTCGCCTTGCCCATGATGGCGGAGCGGGGAGGAGGAGTTCCAGGCTTGGCAGACTCGGATGTGTGGTGAACCACCAGAACGCAGGCTTCATACTCCCGCGCCATGTCCTTGAGTTCAGCCATTAGAGCCCAGTAGTTCTGCTCCGCGACACCCTCGAAGTCCATGTCCATCATGATGTCGATCACGATCAGGTGAGGGTACTCGCCTCTGAGTTCCGAGAATGCCTCGGCCTCAAGAGCGATGTCCTCAAGTGTCGGTGACGACTTGAACGACCAGCGTACGTGATTCATCTCTTGCAGACGAACATACGCCTCGGACTTCTGAGTAAGAACCCAGAGTTCCGTCTCGTCGGTTCCCTCGCCAGTCAGCATCGACAGACTCCGCGATGTCATGGTGAAGTCATCGGAGTCGGAGGAGCTGTACAGCGTAGGGACATTCATGTTCTTGACGATGTTCATCGTGAACACAGTCTTCATGCCGCCCGGAGGGGCGGCAATCAGAACCACAGAACCACGACGGAACGTCGCCTTGTGTGCAGCCAGGCTTTCGAAAGGATCAGGGAGGGGTTCGCCTGACGAAACCCCTCGACTGAACGTCCTATGGAGACTCTTCACGCAAGCTTCTTCTTGAAGAGAGCGACGAGATCAGCGGTCACATCAGCGAGACCGTAGTGGTTCATGTCATCAACGAGATTTTCCAGCTCGTCACGGGTGAAGGAGACGTGGATCTCGATGTCGTCGGGGTCTTCAGTCAGGTCTCTCATCACAGGGCCCGCAGGTAAGACACGAACTCCTGCGACGACGTGTAGAAGCTGGAGAAACTGGTCTCGTTCTCGATGTCGTAGAGCAGACGCTCAAGCTCCTGACGAGAGAGGATGACGTGAACCTCGGCGTTCTCGGGCTTCTCAGGCTGGTTGAGAATACGCATGACTCTCCTTAGAGGGAAGCGATGTGGTTCAGGAACTCACGGGTGACGGCGTACGGGTCGCTATTGGTACAGTCCTGCTTCATGTCGCGAACGAGCATGCCAAGCTCCTCGCGAGTGACCTTGACGTGGATCTCAACCATGTCAGGCTTCGCCACAATCTCCATGATTTTCCTTACTCGTTGGTAACTTAACCTGCGTGGGCTGGGAAGGAGTCGAACCTCCCGCACTACCACTCAGCCCTGGACAGGCGCCCCGAAGGGCGCCCTTCTGCTAGTCCTGCGGGACGATCATGTACTTCCAGGTGTACGGCTTCTTGCTGGTAGAGACCAGCCAGATACCGATAGTGTCACCTTCGTTCACACCACCCGCCTTCGCGAGAGCATCCTTGAAGGCATCCTCCGCAGTCTTGGAGAGCGTGTGATACATCTCCTTGCCATTCACCTGAAGCTTGAGCTGAATGTCCGTGGCCGCGAACCAGGCATTCACCTCGTCCTCATCGAACTCGGAGCGGCGCATCGCCTTCCACGGACCGCCGTCCTCAAACTGCACCATGAACTTAGGCTTGCGGTCATCGAAGGTCTGAGGAACCTTCGCGTAGTCAAGGTAGATCGCCTCGACCCGGTCATCCTCCTTCTGGATCTTCAGGTAGGACTTGCCACCCGAACCCGAACCGAAGATGTCATCGTACGTAGCCATATACAGGTTTCCCCTTAGTTCCAATTGACCTTTACGGGCTTCTTCACCGGGCCGTTGGACTTCCACGGCTCGGACTTCTCTACCTTGCGATCCCATGAGGGAGTGTTCTCGTTGGGCTCTTCCGCACCGCACTCACAGAAGCTGCCGGAGTGACCGTTGTTGTCATCACCGTACACGTACGTGTGCTTGTGCTCCGGAGTGGGCTCCTCGCCCATCTCCGTGGCCCCCAGTGTATCCTTGACCAGCTTAACCGCACCGGTCCGGATGTCCTCTACGCGGGCCTCGAAGCCACGGAGTACGGCCGCCGTCCAATCGGCGTAGTCCCGGCCGTAACGTCCGGGGTCTCGCATCGGGTCATAATCCAACTCACCCTCGAAAAGATTCGTGCTGAACGGGATGCACTGGACGGACCACGTTACCTTAGCCACTACAGCTTCTCCGCCCAGTACTCGACATACTGATGATGCCATTCGCGAACCTCATCCTCGACGAGGTTTTCGAGATCTTCGGGAGCCATCATCTCAAGCTGACCCTCTTCGTAACCGAAGTCATCCACAAGGTCGAACTCTTCGACGTGCTCGGCACCGACGAATCCGATGCCGCAGTGGAACTCGTACTTGAACTCACTCATCTTCGTCCTCCATGCAGTACTCGCACCAGCCGTCGTCGTTCAGAGTGTTGTTGCACTCTTCACACTCTAGCACCAGCCAGCGACCGTAGTCGCGGCTGAGGTACCGATCGTAGCTCACGTACCCATCCTCTCGCATCGCCTGAGCCAGGCTAGTCCAAGTCAAACTCAAGATCACACCCTCCCTCGAAGGGCTCCTCGATGATCAGGCCTTCACCACAGCAACAGGTCGTTGCGCTGACCCAATAGCCCGCACCCTTGGCGGCGTCGATCGCTGCCTGGATCTTCTCGTGGTGCTCAGAAAGGGAAGCCATCGTCAGCACTCCTGTCATAGTACTCAGCTCGCTCCTTATTCTCAGAGCGCAGCAGGCAGTTGTCTCGCTGGAAGCAGAAGCCACAGATGGCTTCGGTGTGAGTGGTCTTGTAGAAGCGCGCCTGTATGGCGCTCCAAGTCTCCTGGTACTTCGCCCCAACCGCAGCCGGATCAACGCCTGAAAGGTCCTTGTAGCGGCTCTGCGGGGCCCATGGGGCGAGCATCGCGAAGTATCCGAATTGAGGAAACATCTGATGCTTGGGCTGCCGAAGCAGAGCGGAGTATGTCTCAAGCTGAAAGGGATCCTTATGCTTACCGGTCTTCCAGTCAAGGATGATCGGGCCACGCTTCTTGTGCTCACCAATGATGTCCACGAACGCCTTGATCTCAGGCTCGCATCCGGGCAGATAGCCCGATGCGTCGTACTCTACTTCCCACACATCGATATCCTCAAGGAAGTCGAGAGCCCTTTCGAATGCGACCTTCACGAATTCCAGTGCCCGCTCCTTCACGAGCGGGACACCATCACCGTCAAGAGAATGCATCCACTGATCTACATCAGGCTCACGTTCCATGGCGGAGAGAACTAGCGGGTGGAAGTACGAGTCGGCGGAGATGGAATCACGACCATTGAAACTGATGTCAGGATTCACCCAGTCTTCAATCATGGCATGCACCGATGACCCGATGATCGTGTACCAGGCCGGGCGCTCGGGCGCCTTGATCACCTTGGAAAGGTACCAAGACCGAGGGCACTTGGAATAGGAAGAGTGCTGCGAGTAAGAGATATGCTTCATGCATTCATCTTACCACTCCTGGACTTCTTGAAGGCGTACGTGCGGCACGCGGAGCAACGTGGCTTGTCGTCGGCATACACCTTATAGAAACCCAGGTGCCCATTCGGGCACTCACGCTGGTCCATAGGAATCTCTGGCGCCGGAGGAGGCTTAGGCTTCGCAGCTTCCCGCTCCGCCCAGTTACGCCGATCGTTGATCCGCTTACATTCCATGCAGATAGGAACCCTACGACCCTCGCGGGTGCGGTAAGCGTAGAAACCAACGTGCCCCTTGCTGCACTCCTTGCCAGAGAGATCCTTGGCGGGCTCGAAGGGCTTGACCGGACGACCCCGTACGGCGGGGTTGAAGTTGGTCGGGACAAGACCAGCACGGTACGTGTACGCAAGGTCATCTTCGGTTGCCGTCTGGTAGCACTGCTCAATCACCGGGCAGTACGAGCACAGGATCTCAGCCTTGCGGAAGTTCTCCGTGTTCTCAGCCTTGATCTTCTTCTGCTCAGAGTAAGGCTTACCTTCGGTCTTGAGGATGTCGAACATCTGTGACTTCCCCGTGCACATCGCCTTGCCTTGCCAAAGTTCCTCAATGGGTCTCAATGAAACCCCCTCCCATTCTCTACCCGCGATCAAGGCTGCGACCCCTAGGGAGCATGCCGTATGGATTACCAAAGGTGGCCCCCGTAAGGGCCACCCTGGTTCACTGACTACAGAAGACTCCCCGTGGTTCCCATCAAGGCCACCGTGGGGTACTCCGCTAGGGCTGCGTACCCTGTTGAGCTGTACATATAAGGGAAACAACCGGGATCCCGGAAAAATTTCCCATGATGAATGTGACCTGCGTCACTAGTCCCGGCAGCCGCAGTCGCAGTCGGGCTCGGCGTACTGGCTGACCGGTCGCCCACCGGCGGCGTACTCCTTGGCCATGCGGAGCGCGTCGTCGTTGTCCATGTTGTAGAACAGCGCACTGGCCTGCACGCCGGTGAGGCCAAGCACCCGACGGCCACCCTCGAAGGAGTCCCCCCAGGTGGTGGAGCCGTACTTCTTGGCCAGTGCATCAAGCGCGAGCTGGTTGTAAGGGGAGGGCTCGATACCGTTCTCCTCACCCCACAGGAACACCGCCCAGCCAGCGACACAGTGTGCCGTGCCGCACTGGGTCTCGTTGGTGTAGTCCTCCTGGTTGTGCAGCTCGGGGTGAGCCTCGATCTGGTCGACGATCTTCTGGAACATGGCGGTGTTGATCATCAGATCTCCTTGATGTAGGTCATGTCGAACACGTGCACGTCCATCTTGCCGTCCCACTCCGCGAGAACCACAGCCTTCGTACGGCCCTCGGAGGTGGGGAAGGTGGCAACCAGCCACCCAAGGTGGTTCACGAACCCAGGGGCCCCTTCTACGGCCACCTCGGGGTAATCCTGGAGCTTCACTTCGCCTCCACCTCGCGCAGCTTGGTGTCCACGCGGTCGATCAGGCCGCTCAGGAAGTCCTCGGCCTCGGTCGTGGCGCAGCTCCACCACTTGTCCTCAAGTACGGCGCGGATGCGGTAGAGGTCATCGATCTCGTGCTGCATCACTTCTGGTTCCGCCTTTCGCGGCGCTGGATTTCACGCTCGATAGCCATGGGCTCGCACTTCTTGTGCGAGATGGCAGTCCCACCGATGATGACAGTCAGTGAGTCACCCTTGAGAATCTTGTCCAAGCACACCGAACAGTTCTGCTCGTACTTCGCGACCCTGCGATAGGTCTCGATCACTTGTTCTCCTTGGCTTCCTCGCGAAGACGCTTCTGCTGTTCCAGGTACTCGCGCATCTCGCGCTCCGCCTGGTCGGACACTTCACCCATGATTCACCATCCCGGCGGGCTGTAGGCGGAACGATCGAAGTCGTGCCACTCCTCGATCTCGGTCATGTTGACCTCCTGGATCACGTCGCCCTCTCCCCAGGCGACGATCCCGACCCACTTGCCGTCAACTCGGACGACATTGATCAGGGTCGCCTCGTAGCGAAGCGGCTCGTAGTTCTTGATCGAGTCCCACGGGTGCCAGGACTCGTCGCGTCGAACGATGTGGACCTTCTGCATCACTTCTCCTCCGGCTTGATCCAGCGGGTGTAGATGACCTGCCCATCCTTGTTGGCAGTGCTGCGACGAACCCACCCATTCGGGTACTCGACATGCCACACCCATCTAGGGCTGACGATGAAGTTATCGGCATGCTTGGGATGCAGAAAGCAAATACCGAGTCCTTCGATGTCGTATCTCACTTCCTTCCGCCTTCGATCCAGCACGCAGCCGCTTCCGGCGTACCCGGAACGGCGTACCCCATGGTCGTGCTGCCGTCGCAGTGATACGTGGGGTGCTTCTTGAGGTTTTCGATCTCCCGCATCTGAGCGAAATCGGTAGCGGCTCCAGCGAGCCCGAGGAACGCGAGACTAACTGCGACGAACGTCAGATTCTTGCGCTGATCCATCAGTCCTCAATCTCCTTCTTCCAGAGGCGCTTCTCGCGCCGCTTGATTTCCCTGCGGTGAGCCGGACCGTTGTCGCCTTCGTCCATGTAGCGATGCGGGACGATCCGGGAATTACCGATGACTCCCCCGTTCTTGGAGCGCTTGAAGAAGTACCCACGCTCCCGCCAGTAAGAGAAGCGCTCTCGCCGGAACCTTTGTCCCATATGCTATGATCTCCTTATGACTAAGACGACGCTGATAATTCCCGACATTCAGTACCCATACCATGACGCACTGATGCTCAAGAAGCTCATCAGTGTTGCCAAGGACATTCAGCCGGACCAGATCGTACAGATCGGGGACGGAATCGACTTCCCCCAGGTTTCTCAGTGGTCCAAGGGGAACGCGGGTGAGTACACTCGCGACCTACAGGAGCACGTAGACGGCTATCGGGGCGAAGTCCTCGTTCCCTTGCGGGATGTCGCGCCGAACGCTGAAATAGCCTGGCTGGAGGGCAACCATGACCTTCGCATCCGGGATTTCATCAAAAGGTACGCGTTCCCATTGACCAGTCTCACGGCCCTTGAAGTACCACAACTCTTCGGACTTGACGATCTCGCCGTGTCGTACGTAAACGGCCCGATCCGCGTAGCCACCAACACCTACGCTATTCACGGTCACGAGTCGGGCGGGTACAGCGCTACGCCCTCCGCCTGGGACCTCAAGTTCCAGAAGCGGTACGGGTCCGACAAGAACTTCGTTTTCGGTCATACACACCAGCCATTCATCATTCACCGAGCCTTCGGATATGAAGGCAAGGTCAGCCCACGATTCACGATGAACGTGGGAAGCATTATGG